TAACTCTTAGGTTTATTGTTGATGAGAATATGGAAAATTATATTGCAGTGTATGAATGGTTAACTGGACTTGGATTTCCAGAAACAACTCAACAATTTAAAAATTTGACCACAGATGATGCTGGTCAAAGAGATATGTTGGAAGCATTTAGTGATGGTACTCTAAGAGTTTTAAATAGTAACTACAAAGAGGTTGCAAAAGTTAAGTTTTTAGATTTATTCCCAACATCATTAAGTTCTCTTGATTTTGATGCCACACCAACTGACATCCAGTACTTTACAGCACAGGCATCTTTCAAGTATACTGTATACACTATAACTAGTTCGATTAAATGAATCTTGATGAAATTCAGGAGATGTGGCAGAGAGATTCTGTCATTGATCCTGATAATTTACACGATGAGTCTTTAAAAATTCCTCAACTTCACTCCAAGTATTATACCATTTATAATACAATCACTTTGTTGCGAGAAAAAGCAAGAGAGACTTACAATAGAGTTAAACTTGAAAGGTATAACTACTACACTGGAAAGGCACCCATAGAGGTTTATGAAGAAGAACCGTTCCCATATAAAGTTCGGGACAAAGAGGCATTGCAGAGGCATATGGATGGCGATGAGAAGTTAAGTAAAGTAGAACTCAAAATAAGATACTATGACATTATGTTGAAGTTTTTAGAAGAAGTTATTAAGACTATTTCTAATCGAACATTCCAAATCAAAAATGCTATTGAGTGGCATAGGTTCCAAGCAGGGTTTAACTAAATAAAAATAAAAAGTTAAATGAAAACTTTTAGAGAGTTTATATCAGAGGCGGGGGCAACTTCTACAAGATTGGGTATAAGAACACAAGAAATTATTAACCGTTCTCGAAATACTCCAACAAGTTTGTCTGCACCATATACTTCTTCAAATCCAAGTCCACAAGAACTTGCAGATCGTCGAAGAGATTTTGGTAATTTAAAACCTGGACAAACTAGTTTAGATACATTACATAATTTATTCAATTACGCAAAACAAAGAGCACAAGGAATTTATCCAGAAACAAAACATTCGCAAAGAACAAGAGAGAATCCAATTAGAAGTAGACCAACTCCACCAAATGCAGTGAAGACTAGTAGTGGTTCACTCACAAGAACTTATCAACCAGTTAGAAGCACTCAAAATCCTTTAACTCCTTCTGTTAGAGATGAAAGAAGAGCAGCAGCAGGATCATCTGGTCAAGGTTCAACACCAAAAGGTCCAAAACTTTATAGACAATCTGTAAGTGGCGTTTCTGTTGGCGATGATCCGTTTGCAGTTATAAAATCTGCTAGTACACAACCAAAACCACTCCCCAAACCCAGAGGAACAAGAGGTGGTTCTTCATCATTACCAAATTTAGGACGTCCTGGAATTGGATTTAAAATGGATGTTGGACATAAACCAGGTGACAGATATGGAATAAGTGGTATTGGTCTTGCAGACTGAGAGGCAGAAATGCCTCTTTTTTATTATAAATAATATGGGACGGAAAAATGCTCTATGGCATTTATATACAAAATAACTAATAATATAAATCAAAAATTTTACATAGGGTTTACAGGTCAAAAAATCCCTATGCGTAGATTTAATCAACACCTATCATCTGCTCGTTCTGAAAGAAAAAATAATCAACCTATTATCAGAGCAATAAGAAAATATGGGGAAGAAAATTTTTCTTTTGAAATCCTTTTGGAAGGAGAAGAAAAATTTTTACTCAATGTAGAAGAACCTAGATTGATAAAAGAACTAAAACCAGAATATAATTCTACATTAGGTGGTGAGGGAATACTTGGATATAAGCATACAGAAGAGACGAAAATAAAATGTGGACTATCAACACTAGGTAGAAAAGAAAGTGAAGAGCATAAAAGATGGAGAAGTCAAAAAATTAAAGAAGGTTGGAAAAATCAGAATGTAAATAAAAAAATAGAAGTATCTAATAGCAAATTAAATTCCAATAGTCAAAGAATTGAAATTGAAATTGAAGGAATAAAATTTAAAAGTATTAATGATGCTGCTCGTTGGGCGATGGATAAATATGGTATAGGAAGGAACACCGCAATAAGATATATTAAAGAAGGTCGTTCATTTTCCAACAAAAAACAAATGAATAGAATTTATGATGGAAAATACAGGTCAACGAAGCACCTCTAATGGGCACATTATTATTTCAAAAAAGAATGAAGTTTTTTTACAAGTAAAAGCAGAACCTCATATCTATTATGAACTAAGAGACGCATTCCAATTTGAAGTTCCTAACGCAAAATTTTCACCAGCATATAAAAATAAATGGTGGGATGGGCGAATTTATTTGTTTAATGTTAATACTGGAGAAATATACTGTGGTTTGTTAGACAGATTAACTAAATTTTGTAACGACTACAATTATACTTATGAGTTTGTAAACAATAAGTTTTATGGTCTTCCTTTTGAAGTCAATGAAATGATTTCAAAGGAAGGTGTAAAAGATTATATGACTTCTATTTGCAAGTATGCTCCCCGTGAGTACCAAGTTGAGGGAGTATACGACGCTTTAAAACATAATCGAAAGTTGTTGATATCTCCAACTGCCTCTGGAAAGTCGTTGATGATATATTCGATTGTCCGATATTACGTTGAGAAAGGACAAAATACTCTGATAGTCGTTCCGACGACATCCCTTGTAGAACAGATGTATAAAGACTTTGCAGATTATGGGTGGGATGTGGGTTCATTTTGCCACAAGATATATGCGGGTAAAGAAAGAGAAACGGACTCTCAGGTGATCATTACGACCTGGCAGTCCATCTACAAACTTCCCCGACAATATTTTTCAAGATTTAATGTGGTCGTTGGAGATGAAGCACACCAGTTTAAATCAAAGTCATTAGTATCTATAATGACAAAACTTTCTGATGCAAAATATCGTTTTGGATTTACAGGAACCCTTGATGGCACTCAGACACACAAATGGGTTTTAGAAGGTTTATTTGGTCCTTCATACAAAATCATCAGAACAGAAGAACTGATGCAGAAGGGTCACGTTGCCAAACTGGACATTAATATTCTTCTATTGAAACACCCACCAAATAAGTTTGAGACCTTTGAGGATGAGGTTCAGTATATTATCAATCACGAGAAACGCAATAAGTTTATCAAGAATCTTGCCCTAGATCTTAAAGGCAATACTCTGATTCTCTTTTCAAGAGTAGAGGGACACGGTCAACCTTTATACGATCTCATAAATAAGAGTATCGCAGAAGATCGCCACGTGTTCTTTGTTCACGGTGGTGTAGATACTGAGGACCGAGAAAAAGTCAGAGAAATTACTGAAAAAGAAAATAATGCAATCATCGTTGCTTCTTATGGCACTTTTTCTACTGGTATTAACATTAGAAATCTACATAATGTCATCTTTGCTTCCCCTAGTAAATCAAGAATCAGAAATCTCCAATCAATCGGAAGGGTCCTAAGAAAAAGTGAAAATAAATCAAAAGCAACTCTATATGACATTGCCGATGATATCAGTTATAAATCAAGAAAAAATTATACTCTTAATCATCTAATAGAAAGAATAAAAGTTTATAACGAAGAAAACTTTAATTATGATATTGTAAACATACCGCTTAAAAACTAATGGGAGAAGAGTTTTACGCAGCAATCAAATTAGTAACAGGTGAAGAAATATTTTCTCTAATATGTGTTGATGAGAATGATGGGGATCCTATCATAATTCTTCAAAATCCTGTCATAATGAAAGTTATTAATAATCATATAGGTCAATACGTAAAAGTAAAACCATGGATGGAAATACCATCTGATGATTTCTTTATTATAAAATACGATAAGATCGTTACTATGACTGAAGTTAAAGAAAGTCAAATGATAACCTTCTATGAGAGATATCTTAATGAAGAAGATGTTGATATAGAACTGGATGGTAAGGTAAAGATATCAAATAAGATGGGATATATCTCTTCTGTTGAAGATGCTAGAAAGAACTTAGAGAATATTTTTCGTAAAGATCTTAAAGATAATAAAGAAAGCTAGAGTCTCATCTTCAACGGGAACAAAGGGATTCTACTCATAATTTCGTATGTTGTCAAGTCCTGAAAGTATGGTATAATATACATAACGAAAATTTATCTACAAAGACCGATGTTATGTCCAAGAAGAAATCAGAACATTATGTAAACAACAAAGAGTTACTTGAAGCATTAATTGTTTATAGAACTAAAGTTGAAAAATCATACTTGAAGAAGTACGATAAAGATCTCACAAAGCAACCCAAAGAGGAAAGAGCAAAGCACTGGGAAGGTAAACCACCAATCTCTAATTATCTGGGTGAGTGTTTCTTGAAAATCGCTACACATCTTTCATACAAACCAAACTTTGTGAATTATATGTTTAGAGATGATATGATCTCTGATGGTATTGAAAATTGTGTTCAATATATTCACAACTTTGATCCTGAGAAGTCTAAAAACCCCTTTGCTTACTTTACTCAAATTATTCACTATGCTTTTCTCCGTCGTATTCAAAAGGAGAAGAAGCAACTGGAAATCAAGACCAAGATCATTGAACGAACTGGTTTTGATGAGGTTATGATGGTTGACGATAGCTTGCTTTCTGGAAGCAGTTCGGACTATAATACAATCAAAGATAACGTTGCCTACAAAACTAACCGATGAAGGTTGCCATTATAACAGATCAGCATTTCGGGGCCCGTAAATCCTCTAAGTTTCTTCACGATTATTTCAAAAAATTCTATGATGAAATTTTCTTTCCTTACTTAGAGGAAAATAATATCAAGACAGTTATTGATATGGGCGATACTTTTGATAATCGCAGATCAATTGACTTATGGGCACTTGAATGGGCAAAAGAAAATTATTATGATCGTCTCCAACAAATGGGCGTTACTGTTCATACCATTGTTGGAAATCATACTGCTTACTATAAAAATACTAACTCGGTCAATACTGTAGATTTATTGTTAAAGCAATATGAAAACGTAAAAGTCTATTCAGAAGCAACCGAAGTTAAACTGGATAAACTTAAAGTTCTGTTTATACCCTGGATTAATCAAGAAAATGAGGAAACTACTTTCAAACTTATTCAAAGTGTATCTTGCAAGTGTGCGATGGGGCACCTTGAACTCAATGGATTTAGAGCGCATCGTGGACACGTCATGGAAGACGGTATGGAAAGCGAACTATTTGACAAGTTCGAACTTGTCTTCTCGGGACACTATCACACTCGATCGAATAACGGAAAAATCTTCTACCTAGGAAATCCTTATGAGATGTTCTGGAATGATGTGAATGATACCAGAGGATTTCATATTTTTGATACTGATACCTTAGAGTTTGAACCAGTTAATAATCCATTCAAACTCTTCTACAACGTTTATTATGAAGATACAAACTATAAACTATTCGATGCTCGTGAATATCAGAGTAAAATTGTAAAGGTAATTGTTAAAAAGAAGAGCGATCAAAAGAATTTTGAGAAGTTCATTGATAAACTTTATTCTTCTGGAATTCAAGAACTCAAAATTGTAGAGAACTTTGAAATTCACATAGATGAAGATTTCGAAGTTGAGGAAACTGAAAACACAATTTCTATTTTGAATAGATATATTGACGAATCTGAAATTGATTGTGATAAATCAATTATCAAAGGAATTCTACAAAAAATATACTCACAGGCTTGCGAGGTTGAGTAATGTTTCTTCTCACTCTTAAAGATCAAAAAGAAGACGGAGCATACGCTGTTCAAAACCGATATGGGGAAAAAGTTCTTTTCCTCTTTGAAGAAGAAGATGATGCGGTTCGTTATGCTTTGATGCTTGAAGAGCAAGAAGATACTGAAATGGATGTTGTAGAAGTCGATGATACACTTGCAATAATGACCTGTAAGCGGTATAATTATAAGTATGCCGTCGTTACACCAAACGATATTGTTATTCCCCCGAAATTGAATGATAACCTTTCAAAAGATCCGTTGGCGTAATTTTCTTTCTACTGGAAACAGTTTTACGGAAGTTAATTTTCAGAGCAATCATACAAATCTTATTATTGGTACAAACGGAGCAGGGAAGTCAACCATTCTTGATGCGTTGACTTTTGTTTTGTTCAATAAACCTTTCCGAAAGATTAATAAACCTCAACTGGTCAACACAACCAATGAAAGAGAATGTGTTGTAGAAGTTGAGTTTACGATCAACACTAGAGAATACCTTGTTCGACGTGGTATCAAACCTTCTGTGTTTGATATTGTTGTGAATGGAACTCCAATGCATCGTGAGGCAGATGATCGTGCAATGCAAAGAATTCTAGAAGAGAGTATTTTAAAACTAAATTATAAGTCTTTTACTCAAATTGTAATTCTAGGTAGCAGTACTTTTGTTCCCTTTATGCAGTTGACTACTGCTAATCGGCGTGAGGTGATTGAGGATCTTTTAGATATTCGTGTATTCTCTGCAATGAATAATATTGTAAAGGATAAACTTCGGGAGAAGAAAGAACAGGTTAAGTCTTTGGATTTGAAAAAAGAAAATATCAAAGATAAGATGAAGATGCAACAGGACTTCATCGAAGAGTTAGAGAATCGTGGTAATGCCAATATTAATATCAACAAAGAAAAGATTATCAAGTTAGATTCTGAAGTTGGTAATTGTTTAAAAGATAATGAAAGTATTCAAGATGATATTGATCTTTTAGTTCAGAAGCAGGAAACTCTAACTGGTGCTGGAGATAAGTTAGTGAAACTGAACAATCTAAAAGGTAAACTATCTCAAAAAGTAAGTGTTATTACCAAAGAGCATAAGTTTTTCACAGAAAATACGGTATGCCCTACTTGCACTCAGAACATTGAAGAAGAGTTTCGGTTAAATAGAATTACAGACGCTCAAAATAAAGCAAAGGAACTCCAGAAAGGTTTTCAAGAACTCGAGGAGACTATAAATTTAGAACAGGATAGAGAGCGTCAATTCACAGTTCTTTCCAAGGAGATTACGAAACTCAACCATGAGATTTCTCAAAACAATACTCGGATTTCAATCAACCAGAGACAAATCCGAGATCTTGAAAATGAAATTCAAACAATTGCCCAAAACCTTGCAAACAGAAATACTGAGCATGAGAAATTAGAGGAATTTAAAGAAAATCTCCAAAAAACATTCGAAGACCTCTCAAAGAAAAAAGAAGAAATCGTTTATTACGATTTTGCCTACTCCTTACTCAAGGATGATGGCGTTAAAACGAAGATAATTAAGAAGTATCTTCCGTTCATAAATCAGCAGGTGAATCGTTATCTTCAAATGATGGATTTTTATATTAACTTCCATCTGGATGAAGAATTCAATGAAACTGTAAAATCACCCATTCACGAAGACTTTTCTTACAGTTCTTTCAGTGAGGGTGAAAAAATGAGAATCGACCTTGCTCTTCTCTTTACTTGGAGAGAAGTAGCACGAGTCAAAAATTCCGTTAATACTAATCTGCTGATTATGGATGAAGTCTTTGATTCTTCACTTGATGGATTTGGAACTGATGAGTTTCTGAAAATTATTCGTTACGTGATTAAAGACGCTAATATCTTTGTGATCTCTCATAAGTCAGACCTGCATGACAAATTTGAAAGTGTCATAAGGTTCGAAAAGGTCAAGGGTTTCTCCCGTATGATGTCCTCACAAGCACAAGACTAATGCAAGTCCCCAACCGCTATCATCACTCTAAGAAGGAACAGAAGCGGAAATTAAAACCGCAAGCACTCCGACAAGCAAAAGCACGCCGCCAAGCACTCAAGAAGCGTCTCCAACAAGGGGACGCTTCTTTTTTAATAAATATCTAAAAAAGTGTCTTTTAGAGATGAATAGTAAAGAATATAAAAATTTACAAGAAGCTTATAATTCAATCTATGAGGCTTTAACCGATCAGGCAGAATTAGATAAACTTCGTAAGGCATCTGCACAAGCAACGATGGCAGGTCCTTCAAAAGAAGCACAAGCATTGATGAGTGATAGAACTAAAAGAATGCTTGGTGCTGATAAGTTGCAAGCAGGCATTGCTGGACAGGAAAGAGTTCAGAGAATGATGAGCGGTACGCCAGAACCTACTTCTACACCAAAACCAACTGCACCAACACCTACTAGTACAACTGCTCCTACCCCTAAACCTGCAACGACAGTTAAACCAGGAGATTTTGGTACAACAATGGGTCCTGGACCAACATTTAAGGGTGGACCAGTTCCTCCTCCAATTCAAAACAAAACTGTCATCAAATCACCTGTTCCTGATAGGAGTGCAGATTATCAGAGAGCTTGGGATAATCGTAATAATCCACTTGCTAAGGGGCAAATTAGAAATGCTTGGACTAAAATGAGCCCAGAAGAAAAGGCAGCAGCAAAAGAATGGGCAAAGACAAATAATAAAAATTGGCAGGAAATGGGGCTTCCCGAACAGAGAGATACTTATGATCAAGTTCTACAAATTCTTTTAGATGAAGGATACTCTGAGCAAGAGTGTAATCAAATAATGGTTCAACTTGTGAATGAGGCTGGTCTTGGGGATTTTGTTAAAGCAGTTCAGCAAAGAACTGGTATTGGCAAACCAGGTGTTGGTCCTGGTCAAGTTGCTAAGAATATTTTGAGAGCAGGAATATCCGATATTCTTGGAACTTCTATTGCAACTGGTTCTACCCCATCATCGGTAAGTGCTGCAAAACCAACTCCAACAGTAACATCTTCACCAACGCCAGTTGTTAGAACTTCTACCAAACCTGTTAGAACTGCACCAAAAGGTGCAAATATAGCACCAGATCCTTGGAAACAACCATCAACACCTAGAAGTTCTGCAAAACCATCTACGACTACTGCAAGAACTTCAACAACTCCAAAAGCTTTGACTGGTTCTCCAACACCAAGAGCATTATCTGGATCTCAAACTCGTGCTGCTCTTCCAAGTGGAACACGTGGAGGTGCATTGGTCAAAGGAACACCTGGTGGCGCTATAACTCCCACTGCCAAACCTGGTGCATTAGTAAAAGTTCAAAAACCTTCTACTCCAACCACAACAACAAGAGCATTACCTGGAACTAACGTCCGTGGACTACTTCCACAGGGAGTTAGAAATGTTCTGCCAGATCCTTGGAAGCAGGCAACTGATACTGCCTCTGGTGCTAGAAACTTATGGAATAGAGTTCAGCAAGCAGTTAAACCACAAGCACAATTAAAACCATCACAGACAAATGTTCGTGGTTTGCTTCCAGCAGCAAAACCATCACCTCAAACTGCGGCAAAACCTGCAACTTCTGTAAGATCACAGCAGTTCCAAGATGTCCAAAGATTAAACAAAATGATGAAAGGTGGTTTGATGGGAGAACTACCAAGCACTAAACCAGCATCAAAACCCGCACCTAAACCAACTGGCAATGTAGATAAGGTAGCACCCAAACCAGCAAAACCAAGTACAAAATTAAAACTTCCTCAGGGACCAGGATCTAACACTTTTGGAAATAGAAAGCAAGGATTCTCTATTCCTGGTGGAAGATTGGGTGCTTTTGCCGCAGGTATTCAGGCATATAATACCGCAGATGCAACTCTTAAATCTTCACCTAAGTTACCAACAACTGCAAAAGATGTTAAAAAAGGTGAAACTTATTATGATCCTTCAACAAGAATAGGACCTTCTCAGAGATTTGCTCAAAGAGAAAAGGTTGGTCCAAAAATTGTTGGTCCAGGAAAAGTTGGGACTGAGGCACAATCTTTTGATAGAGCTTATAAATCTGCAAAACAAAAAGGTGGTATGGGATCTACGTTTACTTGGAAAGGTAAATCTTATAAAGTTGAATGAACTATAAATATTTAAAAAGTATTCATAAAATGGAAGCAAAACAAGTTAGAGATTTGATGGAGGCATATGCTTCCGTTTATACACAATCGGAAGAACAAGAAGTCCTTTCAGAAGATCTTCAAGGTGCAGTAGAATCGGGACTTAAAAAAGCTTCTGAGTTTATGAAGACTAATCCTGTTGGTAAAGCTGTTGGGGCAGTTATTGCTCCTGTTGGAAAGGGACGTGGCACTACAACTAAGGCAGAGCAAGAATCAAAAATTAAATCTAATAAGCAAGAAGATGTAGATCTATTTGATCTTGTAAAAGGTCATCTGATGGGTGAAGGTTTTGCTGATACCGAAGAAGCAGCACTTGTTATTATGGCAAATATGAGTGAAGATTGGAAGCAAAGTATCGTTGAGTCTATTGCTCGCGGATCTGCTCCAAATAGTCCAACTGGTACTATCGGTGGTGCTGCTAGTAGAGTTGCTGGTACTTTACTTCAAAGAGGTGCAGAACTTCTTAAAAAGAATATGCCACAGTCTGGTGGTGGTTATAGCACCAGACCTGGTGATGGTAAGCCTTATAAAGATGGTCCACTTTGGGGACCAGGTTCTTCTGATGCACCTGTAAGAAAACCAGCTCCCCAAAGAAAACCTCAGGGAGCACCTATGAGAGATGAACCACTTTGGTGATTAATTTCTTATAAAACCACTTGGAGGTCTTACGACCTCCTTTTTTAATAAATAAATAAAAAACTATTCGTAAAATGGAAGCAAAACAAGTTAAAGGTCTGATGGAAGCATATGCTTCTGTCTATGCAAATATTTCAGAATCCCACTTTAAAGTTGGTGATGAAGTTATTTGCAAAGCAAGTGGAATGGAAGGTGAAGTTATTAAACTTGACAAACCTGATGGTGAAGATGATGAAAAGTACTATACCGTAAAGCGTGAAGACGGTAAGACAATGAAGTATGCGCCGAATGATTTAAAGCTTGCTAAAAAAGAGAAAGAAGAAAAAGAAGAGAAGGAAGATGTAAAAGAAGCAAAGAATGGTGGAATAAGTGGTTCTTCTGAAACAAAATTCCATAAAAAGTTGGACAGTTTAGTTCATCATACCTTTGGTAAGAGAAAAGAAGAAAAGGCAATGAAGGAAGAAACTGATGAAGGTGGAAAGCACAAAGAAGGTAAGCATTCTAAGGGTAAAGAAGAACCTGGTGAAAAGGTAACTGAGAAAGAAGGAAAAGAAAAAGAAAAAGAAGAAAAGGAAATGAAAGAGAGTGCCGATCTCTTTGATTACATTCTTGAGCACCTAGTTGCCGAAGGTTATGCTGACACCAATAAGGCAGCACTTGCTATTATGGCAAATATGAGTGAAGAGTGGAAGCAAAGTATTGTTGAGCAGAGTGCTATTGCACAAAGAACTGCATCTGCTGTTGATGATCAAAGAAGAGGTTCTTATGGTATGGCAGATGACCTCAATAAAACTAGAAAGTCTTTGGATAAACTAAAGCCTTATCCAAATGGATTTCCTAATGCCGCTGGTGTAAAAGGAGTCTGAGTCCACTTTTCAAACTGGCACATAAGAGGGTTTCACCACCCTCTTTTTTTGTATGATGGTTCCATAAGAAATCAAACCTATGACTGTCCGCCACGAAATCAAGTCCCAACTTGCCAAACTTCTTGCCACCGAAGACCTTGTGGTTGAGCACAAGAAGGTGGAGACTGCCTGCTTCAACGTTCATACTCGTGTGTTGACTCTGCCGATGTGGGAAAAGGCAAGCAACACCGTCTATGACCTTTTGGTGGGTCACGAGGTCGGACACGCTCTCTATACGCCTGATGAGGATTGGTTGAAGGAGCACAAGATTCCGCCACAGTTTGTGAATGTGGTTGAGGATGCTCGCATTGAGAAACTGATGAAGCGCCGTTACGCTGGTCTCGCCAAGACTTTCTTCAACGGTTACAAAGAACTTGCTGACGATGATTTCTTTCAGATTGGTGATGACAATCTAGAAACTTATAATCTTGCCGATCGTGCAAACCTGTGGTTCAAGATCGGAAACTATATTGATATTCCGATTGAGCGCGGTGAAGAGACTGAGATTATCAATTTGATTGCTGATAGTGAGACTTTTGGTGATGTTCTGATTGCCGCAAAAGCACTGTATAAGTATTGTAAGCAAAAGCAACAGGAAGAAACTAAAACTAAGATTGATAATTTGGAATCTCAAGATAGTGGTGCTACACAGCATCCTGTTTCGGATTTTATTGATCAGCAAGAAGGTGAGAATGATCAATCTGAAACTGATACTTCACAATCACCTGTTACCAGCGAAACTGAGCAGGAAAAAAAATCAACTAATTCTAGTGAAGGTGGTGAAAAGAATGAAGAACCAGAAGTCAAAACAATGGATTCTTTGGAAGAGGCATTGAAAGATCTTGTTAATAATGATGGTTATGAGAATGTCTATCTTGAACTTCCTCAACTTGATCTGAATAAAGTAATTGTTCCTAATAAGGAGATTCACGATAAGTGTAAAGAATCTTGGGATGGTTTTATTAAAGAACGTGAGTATACCTATGAAGGAATTTTTGGTGAAGTTGATAAGAAATTTGTAGAATTTAAACGGTCTGCTCAAAAGGAAGTTAATTATTTGGTAAAAGAGTTTGAATGTCGTAAGGCGGCAGATTCCTATGCTCGTGCCACAACTTCACGCACTGGTGTGTTGGATTGTTCAAAACTTCATACCTACAAATATAATGAAGATATTTTCAAGAAAGTAACCACTCTTGCCGATGGTAAGAATCACGGTCTGGTATTCATTCTTGATTGGTCTGGATCTATGCAGGATGTGATGATGGATACTGTCAAGCAACTTTTTAATCTTGTGTGGTTCTGCAAGAAAGTAAATATTCCTTTCGAAGTTTATGCTTTTACGACTGATTATCCTTTGGTGAAATACGATGATAATGGTAAAGCAACTATTCGTGAACTTTCCTATAAAAAGAAAGATGGACTCATTCAAGTTGGCGAGTGGTTTTCTATGATGAACCTTCTTACCAGTAAGGTGAATGGTAAAACTTTGGATGAGCAGATGAAGAATATTTTTCGTCTTGCTGTTTCTTTCCGTTATAATTCTCACTGCTATTATGCTGCTCCTCTGGGTATGAGTCTTTCTGGAACTCCTTTGAACGAATCTTTGATTGCTCTGCATCAAATTCTTCCCAAATTCCAGAAAGAAAATAAACTTCAAAAAGTTCAGTGTGTAATTCTGACAGATGGTGAAGGTTGTCTTCTCAAATATCATCGTGAAGTTCAACGCCGATGGGAAGAAGATCCTTATATGGGAACTTCTCATATTGGTCCTAATGCCTTTATTCGTGATCGTAAAACAGGAATAACTTATTCTTGTGATTGTGAGTATCACGAATTTACTGATATTCTTCTTCAAAATCTGAGAGATAAGTTTGTTGATATCAATTTCATTGGTATTCGTGTACTTGAATCGCGTGATGCTGGATCTTTTATTCGTCGTTACTATGGATACTTTGGACCAGAATATGAAAAAGTAATGACTGCCTGGAAGAAAGAAAAGGCATTCACGATTAAAAAGTCTGGTTATCATTCTTATTTTGGACTTTCTGCTGCAACTCTTTCGCAGGAATCTGAGTTTGAGGTTGCAGATGATGCCACAAAAGCACAAATCAAATCTGCTTTTGTTAAGAGTTTGAAGACTAAAAAAATGAACAAGCGTATTCTTGGTGAGTTTGTTGAACTGGTTGCCTGATCCACTTTAAAAACTGTCACAGGGGGCACTTGGTTGCCCCCTTTTTGCTTGTATAATTACTTTGTTGAAACAAACCACCTAACTACATTATGCCTCGCAAATCTTCCGTGAACGACAACCAACTCATTGAATCCATCAAAGAACTTTATGGTTCTGAAATCACCACTGGCGACCTTCGCGGTTTTTGTGCTTCTCGCAGTCTTAACTATCAAACTGTTTGTCGCCATTTGGAGAACTACAAGGTTGGTCGTGGTCGTTGGAATCTGGAAGTGACTCCGACTGTTGTAAATAAAATGGAGCAAGCATATCAAGCTCCCGCTGCTCTCCCTGCTGTGGAACAAAATCTCATTCCTGAAAAAGATGATACCTTCGTCAAGTTTGGTAACTTTGCTGATATTAAAAAGATTATCCAGTCCCTTCTTTTTTATCCGACGTTTATTACGGGTCTTTCGGGTAATGGTAAAACGTTCAGCGTTGAGCAAGCGTGTGCTCAACTTAAACGAGAACTGATTCGTGTTAACATTACCATCGAAACAGATGAAGATGATTTGATCGGTGGTTTCCGTCTTGTTGATGGAAATACTGCTTGGCACAATGGTCCTGTGATTGAGGCACTGGAGCGAGGTGCAATTCTGCTTCTTGATGAAATCGACCTTGCTAGCAACAAGATTCTGTGCCTCCAATCTATCCTTGAAGGTAAAGGTGTCTTTCTGAAAAAGATTGGTCGCTGGGTAAAACCCGCTGCTGGATTCAACGTGTTTGCCACTGCCAACACCAAGGGTAAGGGTTCTGATGATGGTCGCTTCATCGGCACCAACGTTCTCAATGAGGCATTCCTCGAGCGTTTCCCTGTGACCTTTGAGCAGTCCTATCCCGCTCCTGCTACTGAGCAAAAGATCCTGGAAGGCATCGCTCTGGATCTTGGATTGGAGGATCGTGATTTCTGCAAGCGTCTGGTAGATTGGGCAGACATCATTCGTAAGACTTTCTACGATGGTGGTATTGAGGAAATCATCAGCACCCGCCGCCTGGTTCACATTATCCGTGCTTATAGCATCTTTGGTAACAAAGCAAAAGCAATTGATGTTTGCACTGCACGATTTGATGATGAAACTAAGCAGGCATTCATTGAACTTTATGATAAGGTGGATGCTGATTTCCAACTTCCTGTTGACCAGGAGCAACAATCCTGATAGAATGTGAGGAGGTCAATGTGCCTCCTCTTTTTAACCTTTACTATGATTTAAAATGTCAGAAAACTTTGAGAGCACTTACGAAAGTTCTTTGCCCACTTCTTGGAAAGACACCGTAATCTTTGGTGGGGAAGGAACTGATACTATCTCCTTTAATGGAGCAGAGGATTTTGTGTATGCTGCACAATCTGTTCCATTCACTTATTTTGGAAATTCTTCTCCTGATACTATTACTTTTAATCTTAATATGAGTGAAACTAAAAACCATCTTTGGAAATACAATGAGGATAAAATCCTCAAAGATGTGGAAGACTATGTGACAAGCACTTATCATGGACACTACTGTGGAGATGAGCAAGGGTATGATGACATTCAAACAATTGATCTGATGGCAGCTAAAAAACTTGCTGCTGGTTTCTGTCAGGCAAATATCCTGAAATATGGCAGTCGTTATGGTGATAAAGATGGTCGCAATAAGCGAGATCTTCTCAAAGTGATTCATTATGCTATGCTTCTGCTTCACTTTGATGGTCATTACTCTCGTAAAGACAATGGTCTTTCCGAATTCCGCTGATTATGAAACTTAAAGATAAAACTATGAAACTTTCTGACAATACCCTGACCATTCTCAAGAATTTTGCTGGTATCAACAATTCTATTCTTGTGAAGCAGGGAAACAAACTCCGCACTATCTCTGTTGCTAAGAACATTCTTGCCGAAGCAGATATTACTGAGGAGTTTCCTCGTAGTTTTGCAATCTACGATCTCAATCAATTTCTGAATGGTCTTGGACTCCACCAGGATCCTGATCTTGATTTTACTGAGGATTCTTATCTTAGTATCAAAGAAGGTAAGCGTCGTGTGAAGTATTTCTTTGCTGATCCTAATGTAATTATCTCTCCTCCTGATAAGGACATTCAACTTCCTTCAACGGATGTGTGTTTTCAACTGGATAGCACTTCTTTGGAAAAACTGGTGAAGGCAGCAGCAGTTTATCAACTTCCTGACCTTTCTGCTGTTGGTGAGAATGGTGTGATCAAATTGGTGGTTCGTGATAAGAAGAACGATACTTCTAACGAATATGCCATCGTTGTTGGTGAAACTGATGAAGAGTTTACCTTCAACTTTAAGGTTGAAAATATCAAGATCATCCCTGGTGCTTACGACGTGGTGGTCTCTTCTAAACTTTTGTCACAGTTCACGAATACCAAGTACAATCTGACCTATTATATTGCTCTGGAACCTGATTCTACATTTGGTTGATGAACATTTTTGTTACTTCTCCTTGGCCTGCTGAGAGTGCTATTTGCCTCCCCGATAAGCACATCGTCAAAATGCCCTTAGAATGTTGCCAAATGCTTTCTATTGTGGCATCAGACAAGTGGGGATACGGGTATGGTACTCTTCCTAAGGCAGATGGAACCCCTTACAGGACCGAGAAAGGAGCATTCCGCAATCATCCCTGTACTAAGTGGGCATTGGAGAGTATCCATAATGCCTACTGGTTAATTAAGTGGGGGTTGAACTTGTCAGATGAATACTGTTTGCGGTATAATAAAACTCACTCCTGTTATAAAACCCTAGTGGATGCATATTATTTGTTTCCTAAGGGTAAGATTACAGAAGTGACTCCATTTGCTCGTGCTATGCCTGAGGAGTGGAAGTTTGACAACACTATTGATACATTTGAAGCATACAAGAAATATATCGCATCCAAACCTTGGGTTGCCGATAATTACCTTCGTATGCCTGAAAGAAAACCTGATTGGATTTGATTATGAGCAGTGATTTCCTCTTCGTGGAACGATATCGTCCTCAAGTAATTGAGGATTGTATTCTTCCTGATGAAACTAAAAAAACATTTAAGGAGTTTGTGGAGAAGGGTGAGATTCCGAATCTTCTTCTCGCAGGACCTCCTGGTATTGGTAAAACTACCATTGCAAAAGCATTGTGTAATGAGTTGGGAGCAGACTATTATGTTATCAACGGATCCGACGAAGGGCGTTTCCTGGATACTGTACGGAACCAAGCGAAGAACTTCGCTTCGACCGTCTCACTTACTGGATCTTCTAAACACAAAGTCATCATCATCGATGAGGCTGATAACACAGGGAACGACGTACAACTCCTACTACGGGCGAATATTGAGGCATTTTATAACAACTGCCGATTCATCTTCACCTGCAACTACAAAAACAAAATTATTGAACCTCTTCACTCTCGA